ACCGGTGGCGAGCGGATTTTTTGGTGTTCATGTGGGTCCCACTTGGGAAATGTGCAGAATAACTGGGCCTGTTTTCTTAATTGGGCCTTATATGACTTGGGCATTTGACTGTATTTGGATTAGGCTTTATATATAAGACGAAGTTGGGCCAAATTGAATAGTGATTTTATTCATTTAACATTTTATTTATTACATGGAAAATACGTATTTAAACAGATGAGTTCGTACAGACATCGTATTCATCCATTACATCAATATCCACCACTGGAGCCTCATTCATCATAACAAGATCGATTATCTCTACTAGGTGCTCTTGCTTAAATTCCCTGATAGATGATTCCTTGTACATCAGATCTATCATGTTTCGTATTCCTTCTTCAAGTGCATTGAAATTGAAGGGTGGTATGATTCCACTATGGCCGTATGGAATCATGAATTGTTTTGTTGCTAATACTGGGGAGCCTGTTGAGAAGAGTCTAATATGAACTAATATTGAGGAGTCCTCCTTCAATCGCACGTTGATGATGAATTCCATTCCTTTCTTGTTCTTGTATTTGATCGTCATTGTTCATATGTGCTTGAGCTTTGATCTTCCATACCAGTTAAATAGATAAGAAGCTGTGTTTATATGGTTATTGTTTAGTTACGTGTTTCTTGCTTGTTCATATGTTTGGTAGTGGAGATATTTTGTATGAGATGTGACGTTGTTTTTAATGGTGTGGTTAATATGTAATTAGAAAAATGTATTGTTAGACGTTAGTACTAATCATAACATGATTAGGAAAGAAGAAAAGAAAAAAAAATGAAATTAAATCCTATAAAACTCATAATATCCATTATCCTAAAATGGGAGCGCAGCGAAACGAAAAACAAAAACAGGAAAAAGATGGAAAAATAAAAACAGAAATTAACTGAATCACTGACAATCATAAAAAACTAAGAAATAAATTCAGTGGACCCCACTGAATTAAAAATAAAAAAAAAAGAATTAATTGATTTACCACGCGGTAAATCAGTAATTAATAATTACTTAGGTGAATGGGTAAAAAAATGAGACCCCAATAGGTAAATGAGACCCCGATATATCGGGGGCTCAATTGGGTGCTCTTAATTTACTTTCCCATAATACCCCTGCCCCTGTGTCTGGTAGACGCGTGAGAGTGGACTGAAAAAGTAGAGTTTCTCTCTCCAAAAACTCCTCCGACCTCCGATTCAGGCACTTCCGGTCACCAATTTGCGACACGCGCGGCGTTGTGTACCCCTGGGAGGGTAGAAACCACTACGCTACGCAGCAGCCTTAGCTACGCCGGAGCTTAGCTCGCCACCGTTATAATATT